CCGCAAGACAAGCCGCGATAAAATCGACGCAATTGTCGCCGTTTTAATGGCGTTCAGGATGGCGTATTTTGCCAATGATCGGCCATCTGTTTATAGTCGGCGCGGAGTGATAACGATATGAGTTTAAGGTCCATAATTGCCGGCTTGTTCCGCGGCGCAGCCACGTCGATTGATCCGATTCACCCGCGAGACCCTGCCCTTGCCAAGTTGTTCGGGCTTGGCACTGGCACCTTCTCGGGCGTTGATGTCAACCACGACAAGGTGTTGGCGTTGCCGGCCATCATGCGCGGCGTGTCAATCATCAGCAACGGCATGGCCAAGCTGCCCTTCTACGTGTTCCGCGAGCAAGACGACGGCCATGACTGGGATAAGTCACATCCGAGCTGGACGGTCGTTTCGCGCAAGCCGCATAGAGACATCACGGACGGGACATTTCGCCAGACCTTGAACGCGTGGGCAATGCTTTGGGGGAACGGGTACGCTTATATTGACAGGCCCAACTGGCCACGCGGGCCACTTCAGCTCATTCCAATGTTGCCGGATCGCACTTGGCCGTATCGCGTGACCGAAAGCGGTGAGGTCTCAGCGGATGCTGACAGCAGTGGGATGCTGCGGTATGCAACGCATGTGGGCGGGGAAGTGCGGACGCTGGATGCGTCGGAGGTGCTGCACATTCGTGGGATCGGGCCGAATCCCTACGTAGGATACAACATCGTTGATTTGCTGCGGGAAACGTTTGGTGGGGCAATTGCCAGTCAGGAATTCGGTCATCGGTTCTTTGGTCAGGGTGCCAATCCCGCCGGCTGGGTTGAGATGGGCGGAAGCATGGATGAAGAGGCCGAAGAACGGTTTATGAAGTCGATGAGCAAGGCTATCACCGGCCTCGGCAAGACTCACAAGATCGCACTGCTTGAAGAGGGCGCGAAGTTCCATAAGTGGTCAGTCGATCCAGATGCGGCGCAGTTTCTGGAGACCAAAAGCCTTGACATTCGGCTGCTGGCGATGGCCATCGGTATCAAGGTGCATAAGTTGATTGACGGGGCCAACTCGAGCTATTCATCACTTGAGCAGGCGAACCAGGAGCACAAAGACGACGACTTGATGCCGTGGGTGTGCCGCTGGCGGGAGGAAATGGAAGACAAGCTGCTGACTGAGAAGCAGAAAGAAAGTGGGTCGCACTCGATCGATATTGATGACGAGGCAATGCAGTGGGTTCCATTCCGCGAACGGGCAAGCGGTGTGGTGGAGCTGTACAACAATGGACTGATCGACAAAGACGAGGGACGTCGCAAGGTCAATTTCGGGCCGAGTAAAGTCGACCGCGCCAAGGATTTCAAGACGCCTGCGAATATCGTGTTTGAGGATGACGAGCCCGAGGCAATGACGGTCGCGCCGATGCCGCCGGCACCAGACGAACCAGAGGATGACGCACGGCTGTTGTCTGTGTCGTTGGCATACATGGACCGTATGGCAGTCAGGCTATCGAAGGATGCCCAAACCAAGTCAAAGAGTGCGGAGGCCTTCGATAAATGGCTGACTGCGCTTTCAGCGGAATCGGGACCGCTGCCCCTGCAGCCATCGATCGATCAACTCTACGCCTACGTTCAAACGGAAAGCAAGAACTGCCTGTTGTCGACCGTTACTGATGCCGAACTGGCTGAAGCGGTTGGGGCGGCATCTATCACGTTCACGGATCAAGCAGCCTCGATTGTGGAGAGTAATTTGTCATGAACGAACTAATCCAATTCCTAACCCAACCGCTCGCCATGTTGGTCGAGGCCGCGCAGTCGATTGTGGCTATTGCCCAGGGTGAGAAGCCGCAACGTAGCGCCTTGCGGCATCCCTACGTGAAAATCGATGGAGAGTGGGGGCAGATCAGGGCGACTGCCGACGGGCTTCAAGTTGCCGACACCTCCAACCAATGGGCTGGACTGGACACGATCGGGAGCGGCTCGAAGCTCACTGCGGTTGTGCCCCTATCTGGCGTGTTGAGCATGCATGGTGGTTGGTACAGCACCAGCACTAAGGCATTCGCCAACACGCTCAGTAAGATCGACGCCAGCCCGCAAATCGACGCGATTGTCATCCCGGTTGATTCACCTGGTGGGACTGTCACAGGCGTCACGGAAGCGGCTGACACGTTGCGTGGCATCCGAGACCGCGGCCAAACTAAAACGATCAGCATCGCTGAGCCGCAAATGGCATCGGCGGCGACCTGGATTGCCACGGCGGCGGGGGAGGTGGTCGCAACTCCATCGGGTGAAATGGGTTCGATTGGTGTGATTAGCATGTATCAGGATTGGAGCCAGGCACTCGAAAACGCGGGCGTCAAACTGGACGTAGCACGAACGCCAGCGAAGAAAGCACGGTTTTCCGGGATGGAGCCGATGACCGACGAAATGCGCGAAACGATGGAAGCCCGAAACGTCGAGGCATACGGGGAATTTGTCAAGGCAATGGCGGCGAATCGTGGTGTTACAAAGAGTCGTGTTAAATCGGACTTCGGCCAAGGCGAGATGATGAGCGCGGAAGAGGCCAGAAGTGCGAAACTTGTCGATCGAATTGCCACTTTTGAGGAAGTTCTGGCGGGCATTGGCAAGCCTGGTCGCGCGAAGGGATCACGGCGGGCTGACGACGAGAAACGCCAAGTGGCGGTCGCGGCGGCTCGCGAACGATTACCTGAGATTGAGGCCACTTAGACAATTCCACTTGACAATCTGGAAGGTTACGGCAAAAATTTACATAACAACTCACTAACAGGCGACGACGGTCAAACAGGTTGCGACCCACTCCCTGGAGGTTAAGACTGCCAAACAGGTTGCGGCGGTGCTTACCAACAACGTGTTCACTTTCACACGTTGCCGGTAGGCATCGCCTTTTTTGTTGCGCCCATCCGGCGACCACACGGATGGAGCAAATCAAATGGCAGTTGCAACCAAGGGCAAAACGACCAAAGAACTGCGTGAAGAGCGCGCAAATATCGCCGCGAATGCACGGACCTACCTCGAAGAACATGAGGAAGAGTGGGCCGAGGAGCACGATGCGGTCTACGACGAGATGATCGCCGACACGTCGACTCTCAAGGCGGCAATTGAGCGACGAGACGCCCTCGTCAACGTTGAGCCACCTGAGCAGCCCGACCAGCCAGAGCAACGTGCTGCTGGCTTTGAGATGGAGCCGGGCGAGCGCCCCAATGAACGGGAGCGCCCTGCCGCCAAGCGGATGATCAAGGTTCGCGACGGGTTTGGCTACATTGAGCGACCTGTCGGGGCTCGCGGAACCACGGACTATCAACTCGCCTTCGACCGTGCTCTGAGCAGCGGCGTTCGCGGCCTGACCCCCGAACAGCACGCAGCCCTGCAGTCGGACAATGACCCGCAGGCTGGCTACCTCGTTGCGTCTGAAGAGTTCGCGGCTGGGCTTTTGAAGGACGTGGATGACCTGCTGTTTGTTCGGCGTTTCGCGAACATTCACACCGTCCGCGAAGCAACCAGCCTCGGCATCCGGAAGCGAACCGCGAAGGCAAGTACATTTGGCTGGACCTCGGAGTTGGAGTTGTCCACGGCCGACACGACCCTGGCTTATGGCAAAAAGGTTCTGACTCCCCATCACCTCACCGGAGCGATCAAGGTCAGCCGTGATCTGCTGCGCCGCACGATGGGCTCGGTGGCTGGCGTGGTGCAGGGCGAAATGGCCCTTGATGCCGGCGAGACGATGGAGGACGCGTACTTCACCGGAGATGGTTCCCAAAGCCCGCTTGGAGTTTTCACTGCATCGGCAGACGGGATTTCGACAGGCCGTGATGTTTCCACCGGCAACACCACGACCGCAATCGGTGCGGATGGCTTGCGAGAAGCGAAATACACGCTCAAGAGCCAATACCGCAACATGGGTCCGCGGTGGCTGTTCCATCGGGACGGCATCAAGCAGGTCTCAAAGCTGAAGGACGGTGATGGGCAATACCTATGGCGAAACGGCATCACTGAAGGTGATCCCGACATGCTTCTTGGTTATCCCGTGGACGAATCGGAGCGGTCGCCAAATACCTTCACGACCGGTCTCTATGTGGGGCTCTTGGGTGTGTGGCGCTATTACGAGATCGCCGACGCTTTGAACATGGAGGTTCAGGTTCTCACCGAACTGTATGCAGAAACCAACCAGGTTGGCTATATCGGCCGCCTGAAGACAGACGGCATGCCCACTTTGGAGGAGGCATTTGTCAGAGTCACATTAGCGTAGTCGTTTCACGGGTCACGCTCGCCCAACTTCACGAGTCACACCCGCACAACACCACTTTTGAGAGGTCAAAACAATGAGCCGTTCAGCACTTCACTACGGAACGAAATACAGCCGTGGATTGTCCCCAGTGGCGGCCGTGACGGATAACACCGCGTTTGTGTCCGAGATCCTCGACACAGCGAACTGGGACCAAAACGAATTTATCATGATGGTCGGCGAGGTTGCCGATGCCGATGCCACGTTCACGATTCTGTTTGAGGATGGGGACAACTCGGCACTGTCTGACAACGCCGCTGTTGCGGACGCGCAGTTACTCGGCACGGAATCCGGCGCCGCCTTCCTGTTCTCTGATGACAACAAGACGGTCAAGATCGGCTACATCGGCAAGAAGCGGTATATCCGCGTGACGATCACGCCAGCAGCGAACAGCGGCGACATCTATCTGGCTGCTGTCTGGGCTCAGGCGGTTGGCCGAACGCAGCCACAGAGCACGCAAATTAACTAATACGACAACCCGACACGCTGGCCCGGTTTCACGTTCTCAGCCGGGCTGGCGGTTGGTTTTTGGAGGTCTAGGTTATGGCTGCAGAAAACGGACACCACGCCAGTCGGTCTTACCGCGACCAGAACGGCGCATTTCACAATAATAGTGCGGCATTCTTCGACGACAACGAAGTCGACATATCCGACAAGCTCAACTCACTCGGGCTTACTAGCTCTGCCGCATCAGCAGCAGACTCGTTGGCAATGCCGATCACCGCAAGAGTCGTCACGAAAACGACAGGTGGAGACGCAGAGGCGCTGACGCTTGCCGACGGGACTCCAGGTCAGAAGCTCACGATTGTGCTTGTGACAGATGGTGGGGGTGATGGCACGTTGACACCGACCACGGTCACTGGCTTCGCAACCGTCGTGCTTGCAGACGCGGGAGATTCGGTCACGCTCGAGTTCGTTGACTCAACAGTTGGCTGGATCATCACAGGCGCGTCTGGCGTGGCAGCACCGCCAGCCATCACTGTGTAACACGGAGTTCGCATGAGCTACGCCCAAAGGCACGCAGTTACGCTCACGACGATCGCGGACGGCTCGGTCACGGGCTATACGCCGGTTGTCACCGGCCGAATCTCGCAGTTGCGATACGTCAAGACGGACTTTGCTGATGGCGTGGACTTCACGATCACTGTGGAAGGCACGGGCGAAACTGTTTGGACTGACACGAACATCAATGCATCGGAAACGGTTGCACCGCGGCAGGCAACCCACGACACGGCAGGAGATGCGTCATTGTACGCCGCAGCTGGGGAACCAGTTGAAGACTATATCGCGGTCGCAGATGACCGAATCAAGATTGTCGTTGCATCGGGCGGCGACACAAAAACCGGAGTTATTCATGTGGTGCTCGTCTAATGCTAATCGACATGAAAGCAATTGCGGCTGGTCCACCCGGAACGCTGAATGCGAAACCAGGTGACCAGGTAAACGTTACGCAAAAGCTGGCAAAATTATTGCTTCAGGGCGGCTTCGGCACGCGACCTAAGCCGGCTGAGACAACCGCCTCAAGCACCGACGAGCCCGAGGATTAGCAGTGTGGGACTTTCGCTTGTCACCGATGCAACGCAAGAGCCTGTCACGCTTAGTCAAGCAAAAGACCAAGTGCTCGTAGCTGCGTCGATTACTGCGCACGACCCAATTCTCCAGAATCTAATCAAGCGGGCACGCAAAGCGTCTGAACGATTGACGCGGCGAGCGTGGCTGACGCAGACCTGGAGGCTCACACTACAGCGATTCCCGGCCGGACGGTGCATCGAGATCCCCCGCCCTCCACTGGCATCCGTCACAAGCATCACCTACGTCGACTCGTCAAATGTATCGCAGACATTGGACTCGGGTGATTACAACGTACGGACCAATTCCAGCCCCGGACTCGTGGCACTTGCTCCAACCGTGTCCTGGCCGACGACCCACACAGAAGATCCCGAAGCGGTCACAGTCACTTATGTCGCGGGAGATACGACAGTGACAGCCGTACCGGCCGAGGCGAAACAGGCGATCCTGGCGCTAATTGACTATTGGTTTCTCAATCGCGACAAGGCCGACATTCCAGACTTCATCTGTGATTTACTTTCCGGTCTCCACTGTGGCGTTAAGTTCGGCGCGTACGGGGTGACGGCATGAAAACCACACAACCGCTTAAGCGGCACATTGGTGACATCATGCGTCCGTCCACGACGCTCGACAGCCGCGGGCAACTCACGGGAAGCGACACGACGGTGGCAACTGGCGTGTATTTCTCCCTGAAGCCTTTGAACGGACGTGAGCGCGAGATAGCGCGACAGGAATTTGCAGATGCCAGTGTGCTCGTCACGATGCACATCGATCTGGATTGGTCGTTGACGACGAAAGACAAAATTTTACGACGGAGCGGCCCACATTCAGGGCGAGCGCTCAACATTGGGTTCATCCGAGACGACGAGACGTTCGGCTTGGACACAGAGATCGTGTGCGGTGAGGGGGATTTAAGCAATGGCTGATGGCATCGACATTGCCGACCTTGAACGCCAGATCCTCCGCACGGGAAAGAAGCTCGATGTGATGGAGGCTAAGGTGCAAAAGAAGATCCTTCGTAAGTCGATCAGGGCTGCCGCGGCTCCGTTCGTCAAGGGGCTCCGCACCAACGCCCCGAGCGACGAGAAAGACCTGAAAAGAACAATGGGGCTCCAGGTCACGACGGACGCATCTAGGGGGCTCGTTATCGCGATGGCGGGTCAGTCGAAGGCTAAGCGTAAACGGCGCGGAGCCGTTCAGATCCACGTTGTTGACCAGGACACAAAACCGCACTCGATCACTGGATCATTTATGTCGCGATCTGGCGAGTTGATCAAAGGCACGTTTCAGCACCCAGGAACACGAGGCGACGAGTTTGTGGAACGCACGGCGAAACAGAAGCAAGCCGAATCGCTACGGATCTTCGCCGCAAAGACAGCTGCTGAAGTGGAAGCGGAGGCAGGAAAAGTCTGATGGCTAGTATCGGTGAATCATTCAGAACGTACATCCTGACCAAGACGGCAATCACGGACATTGTGTCGACTCGTGTGTATCAAAACAAAGTACCACAAGGTCAGGCATTGCCATACCTGTGGTTCCGACGTGGAACAACCGACGATTCAGAGGGTTTGACGCTGGACAAGTCGCAGGGCGGAAGTGAACAGTTTCGCGAAACGTTTGACGTCGAGTGTGTCGGTGATGAGACAGCCCTAGATAACGTTGAGCTGCTGGCCGATGCGATCAAAGCCCTAAACACTGAGACGGGCACATTCGGTGATGGCACGGTGCAAGGACTATTCGTGGACGATCA